GCTCCATCTCAGCCGACATAGCTTGAATCTGCTGGTTTGCGGCCTGCAATGCTGGGTCTTCGTCAGTATCGGCCAACAGGCGTGGGTCAAGCGACTTCTTCAAGCGCTCGGCCATCTCTTGCGCCCCAGGCCAGTCCATGTTCTTTACGAACAAGTCACCGGCCACAGTCCAAAGGTTCGGGTTGCCCTGAAGAATCTGAGCCATTGCGTCCATTGCTTCTTGCCGTTGCGACAGGTAGCCTGGGCCGGTAGCCACAACAACGTCGTACCTACCAACACTCGGGTTGTAAATTTTGTCGATCACAATGTTGTTTTCGTCACGAACCTCACGCACGGCCTCGGGCTGCATGGGGTCAATCCGAACCATGTCGGCCTGACCGTCCACGCCAATAATGCGGGCAATGCGCTGGGTGTCATAAATCTCAGGAATCAGATCGATCAACTGACGCGTTATGTAACGAATAGCGCGGGCCAGATTGTCAACGTAGTGGTAAGTGCCGGTGTCGGCCTGACGCTCTCGCGCAATGATGGCCCTGCCTGAGCGCTCGTTGCTGGTTGCCCCAAGGCTTGAGTCGTATTGACCTGTGGTCGCCTTAATGTCGTCTGAGGCGCCCATCTTGGCCTGTATTAGACCTGTCTGAGCCAACGGCGGTGCTGCGCGTTGCGGCAGCGGCAATACGGCGCCTTGGCCGTCGGTTACATCAGGGTTTACCTCTAGGTACGGCCAGTTGTTCGTGTTGGCTGTCTTCCATTGGTATTCGTAGCCCTCAAACTGACCACCATAACCGATAAACGGCGCTTTAGGTGCCAAGGCCAGCATCTCAGTCTCTTGGCTAACCCAGTAGTTGTACATGCGCTGGGCGTCCTTGGCGTTACGCACAAGGCCCGACAAATACATGCGACCTTCGACTTCAAATTCGTTGCCCACCACACGGACTACAGGAATGTATTTACCCGCCCAGTCTTGCTCTTCCAAGACCTCGTAGCCGTTGGTTTTAATCCATTTAATCTTGCGCTTGGTGCTTTCTCTTGACCGAACGACAATCATTCCCATATCTTCAAGCGCCTTTGCCTCACGCGTACCTTTGTACGCGGTAAGGTTGCCTGGATACAGGTTTAAGGTCGCCTTTTCTTCTTCAACGTAAAAATACTCTGCAATACGAATTGTGTCTTCAGCCAGCCACTGTGAAATAAGCTGATCGCCAACGCCCTGCGACTGAATCGACGACACCGGCATCGAGTCCGGAAACATGTGCTCGTAGTCTTCTTTCAACAAATCCTCGGTAATCAAGCACCACCGAGCATCTGAGCCGCAAGGGTCTTGAATGGTTGGATCCATGTAGACCGAAAACGAGTTACGCACCCGCATGATCTTGATGTCTTGATCGAAGCTGTCGGGGTCGCAATACTCCGTAATCAGACGGATATATCCCTCACCAAACGTGACTTGGTTCTCGCAGGCCGTGTCGTAGGCAACATCTGCGTCCGATATGTACTCAATGTGGCGCACAATGCCGTCGAATATCTCCGCTACCTGTATGTCAGCGTTGTCGTCGGCGGGGATGACCTTGCCGGTGGGCCGATTTTGCCGTTGCATGTTCGTTACCTGCCGAACGTGCTGGGGCAACTTATTAATGGTCAGGCAAGGCCGCGCATTGATTGTTTGGCCCTGCACCGAGCCGCGTGTCGAAAGCACATCCGCAGGCCATTGCCACTTATTGTCAGGTGAGCCGGCCATAAACCGCAGGTCGTCTAGCTCACTGTCTCGACTTTCCGAATACGCGCCAATCGCCATGCTCAGGCGAGAGCGCATTTGGGAAAGCATGTCTTTATTGTCCATTAGGCTTTCTTCATCTTAGGTTTTTGGGCCTGACGCTTGACATTGTACGCGATTGCGACCGCCTGCTTTGGCGGCTTTCCAGCCGCTATTTCGGCTTTTACGTTTTTTCGGAACGCTTGCTTGCTTGCCGACTTTACCAAAGGCATTATTTCTTTCCTTTTTTGGCAGGCTTAGCAGTCTTGGCTGACTCTTTAAAATCTTTGGCTGTAGGAGCGCCGGGACTGCCGGGTTTACGCATCTTTTCTCCGCTTCCGGCAGCGATTCTTTTACGTTTGGCGTTAATGTTGGCATACAGTCCTGGTTTGCTCATTTGCAGTTCCACCTTTTTAATGAGGCTTTTGCACGTTCAGCGGGGCCTTTGGCCTTCGCCACCACACCTTTCATACGGGCGCAAAATGACGCTTTGCGCCCTTCGTCAGCCTTGGTCTTAGGGTTTGGCGCTGGAGCCTTTAGCTTCGACCCTGTTTCCCGATTGTATTTCGCGCGGCCCTTGGCCGTCAAACCCGCGCCCTTGCTTACCGGGAGCTTTTCGCCCCGGCCTACTGACAGCGAGACGCCTTTTTTAGCCATTATTACGCAGCGTTTCTAATAACAACAAAGGTCATCTGCACCGCTTCAGACAACGAGCCGCCACCGCCTTTGCGGTTTGCTAAAGCAAGATCAGCAAAACCAGTACCAATGTCAGCAACATACGCCAGATAGTCGCCTGCGGCGCCTACCCCGCCCGATATGTTCACAATGACTACATCGTTTGTAATGATGGTGCTGTTGTTCATGCGAAAAATAACTGTAGTGTTATTGTTGAGCGACGCGTCGTCCATCGTAATGCGCCCGGTCGGCGTGTTCAGCGTTACAGCCGTTGACTTGCTGGTGAGCTGCGTAACGGTGCCAAACGCGCTTGAACTGTAGCCTAGCTCTTCGGTCGCAAAGACCTGCGTACCACGCACAAGTTGTGGGTCGGTACGGCCAATTTCGCCACCGTCAATGTCTTGGTCGCGGTAGGCGACGCCTATAGGCTTGCGGTCACCCATTGATTAGGCTCCCATCCATGAAGTTGAGATACTGTTGGCAGAATACGCCCTATTGGATTTTTTCTCAACATATTCTCGATGGGCCACCGGGAAAGCAAACGTCACGGCGATGGCGTCAGCCGCATCGGGCGAGGCCAGCCCGCGCGACTTCATGTCTTTTTTCGACTCTAAGAAGATCGCCCCCTTGGAGTCGGGTTTCATCATGGGCGAGATCAGGTCGGTCTTAAGAAACCGATCACTGGGAATACTGGCCGTTTTGAGCCACTCGCGCATGTCGCCCCACATCTGCGCCCGCAGGTTGCCGTACATCATCGGGTTTTTCGACCGGTTGCCAAAGTTCACACCCTTTATCTTATAGCGCTGCTCTTTGAGCCGATCCACAATGCCCGCGCCCAGGCCACCCTCGTCGATCACCACCAGCGCTGGCTTGTACTCATCAATCGCCTCGATTACATACCCCACGACCGTCATCGTGTCGTCGCCCTTGTAGCGCTTCAACGTCACAATGTCGCGGCCTTGCCGCACGGCAATCACGGTGTTATCTGCCCCAAACCGTGCCGGGTCAACCCCAACAATAATCGGCGCCGAGTTGTCCTTATACTTTTCCCGCGCCATCGCGTCTTCGACGACTTGCAGGCCAATGAACTGATCGTCGCCTGCATCGGGAAACTGACCGTAGACTTCGACATACGCCTGGGCCGAGTCCGGCCCGTACTCATCAATAATCTGCTGATAGGTCGCCTTGTCGGTGCCTTCGACCGTTCGGGCGTCCACCACCTTAGTGGCCCAGAAGTCACGCTTGGAGTTAAAGCACTCGTAGAAGTACCCGCTGTTGCGCCGTGGGTTAGAGAAGCAACACCAAAAGCGGTTCGGCGTGTTCTCCGTAAAAAAGCCACTCGTCACCGCCCAGATGGCGTCGTCAATACCCGACGCTTCATCAAATATCACCATCACCCCATCGAAGTTATGCACCCCAGCGTAGGCGTCCGGGTTCTCGGCTGACCACAGCCGCCCCTCCACGCCCCAGTACCGAGTGCCTTTCTTCAGGTCGCGCTCGACCAGCTCGGTCAGCCATTTCGCAGGCATCACCCGCGTGGCGCTCACTTCAAACCAATGGCTGTTCATTGCCATCGCCAACCACTTCGTTATCTCGGCCCAAGTCACCGAGCGTAGCTGGTTCTCGCTGTTGGCCGAGATTATCGTCGTTGACCCGATCCTGGTGGACAGCATCCATATCGTCACCCAACTAACGAGTGCCGACTTGCCAATGCCGCGCCCCGAGCTTACCGCTAACCGCAACGTATCAAAGTCAATCTTGCCGTTGTTGCGCTTGATGTGCTCACCGATCTGCAACAGCACGTCGCGTTGCCACTTACGCGGTCCATCAAAGTGTTCTAACGGCGTACCTTTTTCGCCCCAAGGAAACACATACATAACAAACGCCAGGGGGTTGTTCTTAATAGCGGGCGACCACAGCCGCGCCATAAGCTCTTGCTCATCGTGCGCTGAGTAGATGGTCGTTTGCATTTAGTTTGTTATCTGACTTGTCCGTTAGCTTACTTGGGTCACTTAGGTCACTTAGGTCAGTCACATCAAGCGCGTCGATCACTTTGTTAATCACACGCTTTTGCGCCTGCTCCAGCGCTGCCGTAATCGAAATGCGCTGCTCGACATCGACGCTAATCGCCTGCTTGGCGACCCAGCCGTGGGTGTGCTGAAGAATGGAGAGCGCCGCCTTAGCGTCGCCATTTCGGGCTGCTTCTCGTAATTGTGCTGCGGCTTCTCGTTCACTGTCAGCGCGTCCTTTCATCTCAGCCAGACTTGCAACCGGGTCTAGCTCACAGAGCTGCCGGTACTCGGTGGGCAGCAGGCCAGAGGCCAACGCAAGCGCGTCGCCCTTAAGTCCTAGCGAGGCCGCTTCATAAATGCGCTCAAGGC